GGCGGAGGGAGGTACTCGCTACGCGGTTATCTCTCGACAAACCTAAGGAGACGGACGGCACCCGGAGAAATCCGGCGAAAGCACTCCTTGACGATTTCACATCGTCGAATAAGTCCACACGGAAATGGCATGAAAACTTCAAATTTCAAGATTGATGTGTTCTGTTCCATCGTAAGATGGATCAGTAAACATATCCTAAAATCTAAAGGTCATCCACAATATGTGAGCTATTGGCAGACGAAAATAGAGAAGTGGATCGCCACACGTGGACCTCATAATACGATTCTAATGGTGAAAGCCATCAGACTTCATGTTACGAGGTACATTTGCGGTTCACCTCTTATGCTACCGAGTCTCCCTTCGGTTGGACTAGACAGACGGGGTCTCCCCCGATGTCTAGGACCACTTAAGGTCCTAGTACTTTCCGAAGATCCAAATGATCAAAGAATATTGATGATTCTTCTCAGAATATCAACATTAATTGATGCAAGAGGAATTGTTGACTTAGAGCCTATCACCAAACCTTCTACTGGGGACTTGTCCTCAATAAAAGATGAAATGGTAGGAGTTCTTCGTCAACTCAAATGGAGACTTGAACCTTCCCAATGGGAAGAGTTCCATCTGACAACCAAGGCGGGTCCAAATGGACCCGCTCTCCTTAGCTCTATGATAGATCTTCACCTGTTACCAGAAAGACTGACAAGGTCAATCAAAGTAATGGGCGGAGATGCCCTATCACAGATCATGGACACTCTCACGAGTGCCGTGAATCCAGATCTCTGGACAAAGCATTTCAAGATGAAACCAAAGGGTATCATCCGGAAATTGTCTATTGTACATGATCCGGAAGCGAAGGAGCGTGTGATCGCCATGCTGGATTATTGGTCCCAGACCGCTCTTAAACCGCTCCATGACAGTGAGTTTTCACTGTTACGGGCGATTCAAGGCGACTGTACCTTTAACCAGTCTGACTTTACACGTTGGATTCGTGACGCCAAGACCTTTCACTCGGTCGATCTGACCTCAGCTACAGATAGATTTCCAATTGCATTGCAAAAGGTTATGCTGTCTGAACTGATTGGGACGGACAAAGCTGAGGCTTGGGAGGACATAATGGTCGGCTATGATTTTAACTTCCAAGGGAAGAACGTACGCTATGCGTGCGGTCAACCTATGGGAGCTTATTCTTCATGGCCTACATTTGCCCTAAATCACCATCTAATAGTAAGAATGGCTGCTAAGCGTGCGGGTTTCCCCGTAACGTTCAACTGTTATTCTCTACTAGGTGATGATATCGTCATTGGGGATTCACAAGTTGCTTATGAATATAAGAAACTTATATCTACTCTTGGAGTAGACATCTCTGAGCAGAAAACGCATGAGTCTTCTCATACGTTCTCATTTGCTAAGAGGTGGATCCACAAAGGAGTGGAAATCACCGGAATAAGACTTGACGGATGGATCAACAATCAGAAGTATTACCTTCTGGCTGAAGAACTCCGGCAAGCTTACTCTAGGTACCTTCCAGACTCTGACGTAGTGGCTATCCCGGGTCTAGAGTCGCTTCTTCGAATTCTTAAGATACGTGTTAACGTACTTAAAATGCGAAGAAATCTAGAAATGCTAGATTTAACTAGTAGTAGGGTCCAAGTAGGTGACGATCAACTCAGAAGAGTTATCGCTCGCTACTGGGGCTCCTACCTAGGTTGTAGCCGCAGCAAAGATTTCTATAGAGCATTTGTTCTACAGACTCTTGCTGAGGTGAAGACCCATTTCATAGAGGAGCGACTCAAGGAGAATGCAAAGAAGGCACAGCCTTTCATGAGAAAGGTTGGACTTCTTGCACAATCCTTAGGTTTGGACGACCAGTCAATACTGAGATCTCTTCCTCCCGTTCAGGTGGCAATTAGCCATCTTCAACGGATACAGGATGATTTCGATCGTTTAAGGTCGGCGTACTACGATGATGATGCCGCGATTATCGCGGGTAGCATCATTCGGAGCGGCCTGGACCCCGAAAGGGTCCTGTCCTCTCGATCTTCTCACTTGGTTCTGCAAGCAAACTCGACTCTTGTATTTTACTACAATAGTTGGGCAAAAGCTTATAGACTCTCAAGGGATGAAGAGCTTTGTCAAGGCTCTCAGTCCGAT